GACCTACGAAGACATGCTCCACAACGCCTATGAAGCTGTGGATCACATTCGTCGCATGGCTGCTGCTGAAACAGCCGTGCTGCACACGACGCACAAATCCAACAAAGGTGGCCGCAATAGTCAGGCCATTCTGAAGCCATACCAAGCCAACCGCGCTGACCGCGATAAGCCAGAGCATCTCGACGCTATCCGAGAGTTTTTGGGCAAGGGTGTAGCAGATACGACAGGTAAGTTCGTAGGATGCAATCATGTTGACCAAGAGGCCGATGATGGTATGGCACAGGCACACTACGCCGACCCAGAGAACACCATTGTGTGCAGCATGGACAAAGACCTCCTGATGGTTCCGGGCTGGAAGCTCAACATGTACACAGGGACGATCAAGAAAGTGACCAGTTCATTCGGGTCTATCTGGATTGATGAGAAGGTCAGCCCGACCACTGGCAAGACCACCAAGAAAGTCACTGGCGAAGGCACCAAGTTCTTTTGGCTGCAACTCCTTATGGGAGACGCGGCGGACAACATCAGTGGCCTGCCGGAGTGTCCGGGTTCTATGTGGCAGACGTATGCTGGCACCAAGGCGTACAAAGACACGTATGACCAGTGGATCGCTGCTAACGACGCTGTTACTGCTGCAAAGCTGGATGAAAAGCTCAAGAAGCTGACTGCGAAGACCAAGAACTGCGGTCAAATCCTAGCTTTCCAGCTACTTGATGGCGCACGGGACGACAAAGAGTGCTTCAACACAGTCAAAGCCTGCTATGAGCTTTTGGCTAAGGAGCATGGATACCAGTTTCAGCACTGGAATACAGCGCATAACGTGACGCCTACACAAGCCCTGCTTTCAGAAATGAAGCTGCTTTGGATGCGCCGATATGCAGATGAGAACGACGTTCTTGCTTGGCTGAAGGAGGTACTGAAATGAACCACTACACCAATGACGAATTGAAAGCCATGATCGAAGCCGCTGACGAAGAAGGCGACTTTGAAGTACGGGATACCCTACGAGGTATTCTCGACACTCGGGAGGCAGATGCGTATGCGGAAGCTGAAGACGAGTGAACTGGCTCAGGCGCGTGGTATTCTTCTCAAAACTCAAGGCGAGGTATGTCCTTTGTGCTTGGGCAAAATGGGAGGCAAAGCGAAACAGCCCGTACTAGACCATGACCACGGTACGGGGTTCGTTCGAGACGTTCTTTGTCGAAACTGTAACGGCATGGAGGGAAAGGTGTTCAACCTAGCCCGCCGAGCCAAGAACGGTGCAACCGAGAAAGAGTGGTTGGAACGGCTGATCACTTACTACGAAAGACACCATACTCCGCAACACGGCGGGGTTGTGCATCCAAATCACAAGACGGAGGCAGAGAAGAAACTGGCTCGTAACAAGAAGGCCCGACTGAAGCGGGCGGCACTCAAGGAGAAGTAGATGCCAGAAGTAAGTGAGCAGAAGAAGTGGGAACGCGACATGACCGCGCTGGGTGTATCCCGCTTCCGGGCGCAAGAGCAGAAGGCTAAAGACGGTGAGCGGTTCACCGATACCTCTGCTGGTTCCCGGCTCCTTCGGGTCTATCTGTCACAAGTCAGTGCAGAGATCGGGGAGCAAATTCAGAATACCCGACGACGCAGCATGTACATCAAACTCATTCGAGGCATTGACTTGGACAAACTCGCTATGTTCGCACTTTACCGTGTGATTGAGTGCGTCTACAAACCTGCCACGGTTCAAAAAGTCGCTGCGGGTATCGGCAAGATGGTCGAGGACGAGCTACGGTTCAGCAAGTTCGAGATCGAGAAGCCAGAGTTTTACAACGCACTGATCCGAGACCTTGAGGCCAAGAAGACCTCGAACTACAGGCACCGCCACCGTGTTCTTGTGAGCCGTATGAACTCGGAAGAAATCGAGTGGACCCCTTGGTCAAACGAGACGCATATCGGCGTGGGCCTGCTCCTACTTTCATGTGCGGAGAAAGGATCAGACCTTATCCAACGGTCCCGCAGTAATGGTAACACAACAGTGGAGCCTAGCCAAGAGGTACTGGACTGGATCAACGCACACGACGAGAGCATTGAGATCATGCTGCCGGATCGTATGCCCTGTATCATACCGCCGAACGACTGGACGGACTGGAAAGAGGGTGGATTTTTCACCAACCGCCTGCGCAGCCTGACACCACTGGTTAAGACCCGTGCTGGTCAACAGCGCGACACACAAGCACCCTTGCTGGACACGGCAGCAATGCCAACGATCCTGTCAAGCGTGAATGCAATGCAGAACACAAGCTGGGCCATCAACAAGCCCATCCTTGAAGTTGTTCGGGAAGTTTGGGATCGCGGCCTTGAGATCGGGATGCCACGGAGCCAGCCATACGAGATACCGCCTGCCCCGATCCCAGAAGACAAGAAACCCGGCGACCTAGTTGGTGATGCCAAGAGTAGGTTCGAGGAATGGAAAGCGGAAGCCCGTACACTCCACGGACTAGAGAGTGAGCGCAAAGCGGCGCTTATGTCAGTTGTGCGGGCCATGCGTATGGCTTCCCGCATGGAACACCTTGACCTGCTTTGGATGGTTTACCAACTGGACTTTCGCAGCAGAACCTACACCACAACCAGCGGAGTTAGCCCACAGGGTTCGGACGTGTCCAAAGCCCTATTGCAATTCGGTGAGGCCAAGCCCCTTGGAGATCGGGGATGGTACTGGTTTCAAGTGCATGGAGCAAACAAATATGGATACGACAAAGACAACTATGATGGCAGAGTTCGCTGGGTTCAAGATAACTCCGCTTCCTTTGTCGCAGCGGGCCTTGACCCGTTGGGGAACACAGATGTTTGGAAGGGTGCAGACAAACCCTACCAGTTCCTCGCTTGGTGCATCGAGTATGCGGCTGCTGTTCATACCGCAGGAGGCCCTGCACAGTTTATGTCAAAGCTGCCAGTGGCGCTTGACGGATCGTGTAACGGCCTACAGCACTTCTCTGCAATGCTCCGTGATCCGGTGGGAGGTCGATCCGTTAACTTGGTTCCCTCTGAGCGACCCTCGGACATCTATCAGGATGTGGCTGATGTCGCCACATCCAAACTGCGAGAACTGCTGACCGACCCAGCAGGAGAATACTACGTCATTGCAGCCAACTGGATGGCACTGTTTGACAAGGTTACTGAAGGCAAGATGAACCGAAAGCTGGCTAAGAAACCAGTTATGACCCTTCCGTATGGGTCCACACTTCAGACTTGCACACAGTCTGTACATGGCTGGTACATAGAACAAAAGCTGGACTTCTTCCCGAAGGGTACAGCATTTTCACATAGCGTGTTCCTGAGCAAGTTGCTCTGGGACAGTATCGGTGAGGTAGTTATTGCTGCCCGAGCCGCGATGACTTGGTTGCAGAAGTGCGCCCGCATCATGGCAAAGGAAGATCAGCCTATAATCTACGAGACGCCTATCGGCTTTCCGATGGTGCAGTTCTCTCCGAAGCTAGACCAGAAGCGTATCCACGCTCAGATCGGCGGCAACATCAAGGTAGCCATCAAAACTGAGTTACCCGGAGTGGATATGTATAAGGCCGCGTCAGGTTCAAGCCCGAACCTAGTTCACAGCATCGACGCAACCCACATGCACATGGTTGTTGCCGAGGGTGCAGCGCGAGGTATGACGCACTTCGCCATGATACACGATGACTTCGGTGTCCATGCTTGTCACATTGACGAGTGGCACGAGATCATCCGCGACCAGTTCATAAAGTTGCATACGGAGTGTAACCCATTGCAATCATTCAAACAACAGCAAGAAGAACGCACCGGACTTGTCTTACCAGACCTTCCTACAGAGGGAGATTTGGAACTTTCGGGTGTGCGTAAGTCATTGTATTTCTTCGGATAAATGACCTGCCCACATATAGACAAGGCGTTCTCTCCCGCTCGTCTCAGTGCCGCTAATCAAGTGCTACGGCCACCATCGGTTAATGATTAGCGGTATCTGTCTATCCATACTTGTATGGTTATAATAATCTATATACTGTATATTATATACATGATACATAAACTGTGTATTATCTATAT